TTAATCCCAAAAATAAAAAAAATGCAAACCAGTAGTGATCATTCATAATCAAATAAATGATGGCAGCAATCAACACTAGATTTGTAATCAGTTGAAACCAATATTCGTTCATGTGTTTTCCTTGTACGCTTGATGTGCAAGCTCTGCTGTTTCAAACAAACCTAAATAATTTTGCTTTCCATTTTTATGAATGTGGGCGGCATATTTGTTTCCACGTTTTACAACTCCTAAAAAACCTGTTTTATTTTTTGTGGTAGCCGATTTACGATTTTGAATGTTTACGCTATGTGGTACATCTCGTAAATTTTCCAATTTGTTGTTTGCCGGATTGCCATCAATGTGGTCAATATCACCTAAAGGCCAAGCTCCATGATGTAAAAGCCAAGCCACACGATGAACTAAATATTGTTTCCCACAAAATTTAAGCTTTCTATATCCTTTTTGATTTATGTTTCCAGCTTCTGTACCGTTGGCAGTTGATCGCCTTGGGTGTTTAATCCACCACACTTTTCCGTCTTGTGGTGTGTATTTCAAATGCTCAAAAATCATTGTTTCAATTTTCATAATGAATTTCCTTCGGTTTCATCATATAAAATTCTTCTCCTTCAGCTTGGCTTCAATGGCTTTGGCAAAAGACTTAGCATCGACCCCATCCCAAGGAATTTCATCGTCATCTTTCAGTCCTACCCATGTGCGTTGTGGTGTGGTGTAAACAGGAATGGTGTATTCTTCTTTTGCGCCAGCTTCCAGCTCCATAAACAAAGAAGTCTTACAAGCACCGTGTCTGTTCATCCACGCCACAGGCTCATCTTTTGTTTCTAGTTGTTCTTTATAGGTAGATTTAGAGGCCATGTTTTGTGCATCCACCATATTACGCAGTTGTTGAGTCTTCTCTTTTTGTTCTGCCACAAACTCAGGGTTTGTTATTGAAGATGAACCCCATTTCTCATCTTTTGTTTCTAATGCTTCTTTAATAACTTCAATAGCATCATCAAGTTTATGTTTGTCAGAAATAAATATTGGACTAGGAAAAAATTTCAAAGTCTCTAATGCAAGTTGTAATGCTTCATCTTTAGTCATTGTTATGCCCTTCAACAATGATTTTTAACTTTTCCATGAGTTCTTTATCAATCCGACTAACATAAAAATCTCCTTCACGCACCCATCTTAAAATCAAATCAGGACTGAAATGCACTTCTTCGTACGCTTTCCATGCTATTTCTTTTTCATTTAGTGCTTTATTCGCCATCTCTAAAGCGTTCTTCAAACGATGCAATTCAATTTCTACTTCTTTGAGTTTGTTGATTGCTTCAAATGTTTTTTCATGATTCATCTTTATCACCTTCTTTCATTGCTCCCAACATATGGTTTAAAGCGTAAATTTTTTTTATGTTTTCTACTTGTTGTTGATGCAAAAAAGTTGATGCTTCTCCTAACGCTTTGTTTGCACCATATAACTCAATAAGTTCATCTTGAATTTCTTCTTTGGTTTTCATTCTTTATTCCTATCTTTTTTTTCTACCATTAGTTGTACAGTTTGTTTATATCCATTTTTAAGTAAATCATTTTTTAAAATTTCTAAAACACCTACTGTTGTGGCAAGCAAAATAGAGTCTTCGTATTTCATAAGAACATCAAAAAGTTCAAGTGTTAATCCTCCAACCAATTCATTTTGAGTTAAATTTTTCATGTGTTCTTCTCCTTTATCAGGCAAGTCATACTTGCGAGATTCATAGACCATCTTGTCGTGGTCTGTTGGGTGTTGTTTAAGTGGCATTGTTTTTCTCCTTCAGCTTGGCTTCTATGTACCGCCATGTTTCAATCATGTCTACATATTCACCATTTGCTGCATGAGCGCCACCATATGAACTTCGTGAATTGTCAGACCAATAATCTAAGGCATTATTCATGTCTTCATCAGTCAGTTTTACCCATGTGCGTTGTGGCGTACCTATCCCTACATCACCAGTTACTGGATCTACTCTTAACCTAGTGTCTAACTCAGCTTTTTCGTTATATCTTGGTAATGAATTCATGTTTTTCTCCTTGCATTTGTGAAACGGCAGAACTCGACCAATCCAACCAATCAATTCACCACATTTTTGGCAACAATAAGATGGATGTTTTGTTTTCATTCTTTTCCCCTTGCTCGTATCCAATCACGAAAATGAAAATATTGCGGAGGTATCAATTCTGCACACGCCTCACGTTCTTTTTCTGCTACCATTTTGGCAAAGGCTTCAAGACCACAATATGTTATTTCCATAACATCGTATTTATCTGGGTTTCGAGAAAATCTTCCACCAGACTGTTTAGCCATTTTTATGATTTCATCTTTAGTCATTCTTATTCCTTTATGCCGTGAGCGGCTTCGATTGCTCTAGCAAACTCTCGTAATGCCTCTGTTGCAGAAATTCCGTTTTGGTCTTGCTCAAATAAAGCAAAGGGTATTTCGTCAATATGTTTATCCGTCAAAGGCTTGCGTTGTGGTGTGGTGTAGAGCTTTGTATTTTCTGGCAGTGGTCCATTTGTCCATTCAACTGTATAGCGACTTATGTGAACTTCTGCTACCAATGCCACAGGCTCATCTTTTGTTTCTAGTTGTTCTTTATAGGTGGTTTTAGAGGCCATGTTTTGCATATCTTTTGTTAGTCCTCCATACTCAAGGATTGCTCTAGCAAACAATACAGGAAAGTCAGCCGTGCCATTCGCTTCAACCAACCCCTCTGCTTTGCCACTCATGTGCAAATAAATGTTGTGTATTTCTTCATCTGTCATTTACGCCACCCTTTTTCTTTTAGCCAAACGTCAATCATTGCTCTGCATTCATTTTCCAACGCCACAGGTAAATTGAACTCAATCCATGTTGTTTCTACTGCGTTTGGGTTGGGTACAAAGTCATCCCCAAATACAGGTTGACCTTCGCCTTTTACTTCTGCCATTCCAAATTTATTCATTATTTCCCCTTGCTCGGATTTTGTCCGAAATGATTTCAGAGTAATTTCGCTCCAACCCACCTGCGTATGAGTCAGCAATTTTTGCACATTCCTCACGTTCTTTTTCTGCTACCAGTTTGGCAAACTTCTCAAGATACTCAAGCCCAATGATTGGCATCCAGTTCACATCAGTTGCCAAATGAAGACCTGACTTGTGCGCCATCTCTATGATTTCTTCTTTAGTCATTCTTCTCCCCTTTTTCGTATTTGTTCAGCAATAGCTTTTGATGGGTGTGGATAAGCAAGCACCCATTCGTCTGCAATCTTTGCACAAGCCTCACGCTCTACTTCTGCGATCCATCTACAGAGCTTGAGAAAATGTTCTTCAATTAAAAAGTAATCAATTTCTTCTTTAGTCATTGTTCATCGCCTTATAAGTAAACAAAATTAAAGTCACAACCATGAGTGCGCAAATTACAGCAGGAATTAGCGCCATCACGATCAGCGTTGCCATTAAAAGAGTCATTTCATAGCTCCTATGAAGTAAGCATCAGCCAAAGCTTGTCCCTTGGCTTTTTGCCTTAATTCTTTCCAGTTGGGGAAGAGTTGGATGGCGGAGCTTCTTGACGCGTCCTTATCAGTTCCAATCAACTGGTTTTTCTTTTTCCATGCTTGGGGTGAGTAGAGGTTGTGTGCAATTTTTAAAGCCCATAGAACGCCCATAACCGTCCCTACGCTGTGCCCAAAGTTGAACATTGAGGTGACGCCCTGACCAGGCATCGCATGTACGTTTTCAATACAAACAAAGCCGACTTTGTTGTCGGTCAAAAAGTCAGCCAACTCAGCCCCATTCACGCGCTTGGCGGTGCCAACCGTCACGACTGGCATCATCATCCACTCGATCGGTTCGTAGTCCTCTAAGACCACGATGGCGCCTGTGATGCCTGGGTCAATCCCTGCTACTCTCATTTTTTATCCTTTGGGTTAAATTTGTCGCAACGTTGCAAAATAAATCTTGGGGCTCGCATTGGTTTGTTTCCATCCATGTAGACGTTACAGGTCCGATGTTTGTACACATAGTTCTGACACTCAAAACACAGTGTTCGGTCGTCATCGTCGTAGATGTCTCGGTCATAGAGGCGTGACGCCAAGTCCCATGCCTCATCTTCCGATAATCCTTCCTCCTGAAAGAACTTCAGCCTCTTGAACTTCAAGTCAGTTGCTTCCTCAATCGTCTTGCTCATATCTCCTCCATTTCTGAAGTCTAACATACGGTTAGATTTTGTAAACAAAAAAATGAGGGCCCCCCTATCCCCCTTACTATCCCTTCACCCAAAGACCCCCCTACCCCCACACAAGGGAGTAGAGAGGGAAGGTGCTTCACCCCACCGAAGTGGATCATCATGCTAACGGTTGGATACGTTATGCCCCCGACTTGATGATTCGACCAGTCGCATGGATTGTTCAGGAACTGCCCCCTAGACCGAAGTCATACCATGTACGCTTTTCTTCCGCGCCACCACGACTGGGGTGCTTGCTATCGTGCGGAGTACGGGTAAGACAAAAAGCAAAAAACCCATTGGTGAACGAGCTTTAGGCTTGGTTGCCACATAAGAGCCTGCGTTGACAGGTCATCTTAGCTTTGACGAAGCCCGCTCACCAATGGGTTTGCGGTTGCGTTTCAACGAACTACAACGGTTTACCAAGCCGTTGATGTACAAATTATACCTCTTTGTTGATCTGTGTTGTCAAGTGCTTAGCCTTGCAAAGCATAATCTTTTTTACAACAGAAATGATTCCTCTGTTTTTATGCAAATCATTCGCGTCCCACCCTTCTTCGTCAGCCATTGTCCATGGCATACCAGTTGAACTAGCAATGCTCTGACCTGTGCCTGACTTGTCGTTGTCCGCAAACACATATTTTTTGCCTTGCACCTGATCAATGACATTCAGTAAATTGCTCGCGCTAAAACAAACCACCACTGAGCCCTTCATCCCACACGAACGCATGGCTTGGTGGACGCTGAGCCCAGTCGCATACCCTTCGACAAACCATATGTCGTCATTCTTCTCAGTTCCTAACCAGTACACAGCATTCTTGGCTCTCATGCCGTAGAGCATTTTCTTCTCATACTTCATCTCTTCAGGCACAAAGTAGATTTCTTGATAGCCTTGCAGCTTATTGGTCTTCACGTTCCTCATGGGGATCAGTAGGCTGTTTTTATATACAAAACCTTGTATATCTTTAAAGCCCTTGAACTCAAGATAAGGGTGACTTTCCACCTTAGATATCTTTAAGATATCTTCTGCCCTTTGAGCCACGACGTCATACTGCTTTTGCTGATCAGACTGCTGAGCACGCCGTTTTTCGAACCACTGGCGCTTTTGTTCTTCCGTCCATGGTTTGGCATGGGGATCCTCATACCAGATCGCCTTGGCCTCGCCTGACCAATCCATGACCCACCCACGCTGACCATCCCAAAGATAAGCGCCGTTACCAGATTTAGGCTTGGCAACAGTCCCAGTTCTTTTGATAGAGTCAGATGGGTAAAGTTTACTGGGGTCTATTTCAACCCCATGCGCTCGCGCAAAGTCTATGAAGCTCATTCTATTTTGCAGTCAAATTCAAAGATTTCATGGAACTCATACATAATGCCCTCTTCCAAGCATCTCATGATGTAGTCCATGGTTGGATTGTCATCGTGTTTGTGTGCTCGGTTCCATCCTATGATCAAACCATTAGAGACACACTCACGAACGAGGGTGTACATTTTAGGCTTCATTCGTCGTACCCCACGTCATCAAACTGATACGGCTGAGACATTACTTCTTCTTCAGTGATGGGTTGCTCAATGATCTCCTCGATTGTATGAGCCACCTCACCTACGCCGTGTTCTTTCTCGACGTCACGCGCAAACTGTCTCCAGTCCATAGAGCGTCTGTATAGAGCAACCAAGCGCTCCTCAGATAGTGGTTCTCTCTGTAGCCTGACGATGAGTTCGTTGGCAGCCTTGAGTTGCTCATCATAGATGGCCAACAATTCACCCAAAGACTTCAGTTCGTCTTTGTAATAGTCTTTCTTAGAATACTCTTCATCAGAATATTTCTTTTTGGCTTTCTTGATTCCATCTCTTAGCATGGCCACAATGCCATACTTAAAAACATGGTCATAACCCTCTTTGTCCGAGTTAATAACTACGGTTGCTGATCCGTCTTCATTGTCTTTGATGTGTTCAAATTCAATCTTCATACTTTCTCTCTTTCTACAATTGGTCTAGCGGTTTTGTTGATGATTGCTTTCATGACGATGTCTGAAGCGAGCTCGACATCTTTTACGGTTGACGCCTCAAGTTGCGCGTCATGTAGTTCCATCGCAAAGTTGATGGCCTTGAGTTCAGGTCCCTTGGCTATGAAATGGTAGTTATGAGCGCCACGTCTAGCGCACTCGTATATAGCATCCTGTGCTAACTTGATTTCATCTGCATAGGTTTCTCCAATCTTGAGTTTCGATAAAGCTTCACACATGTTTAAAACTGAAATTAAAGTGTCTATGTCGTCTTTGACTGCTTTGCCAGTTCGTAATGCTTCTAGCGCCAAATGATTTTTTAGTTGTAGTGTCGTCAAAATACTCTTGAGGTCAGTCATCGGTTTCATGCCACTGATCACATAGTTGATCGTGTCGAGGATGACTGGCTTAGGGCGGTACTTAGAACGCTTTCTCATGATCTTCCCTTCTTCCATGCAATGTTCATTTGTTGAATTTTGTTGTACACATTTCTGTTGATTTCTACATTAGGCGCAGTCGTAAACTTCCACTCTGACTCACGCCCCGTGATTTGCTTAAATAAGTGCCACGCACGTCCTGACTGTGTCTCAGGCTTGCTGTGGTGCCTTGCGTAAGTGCAAACTTGATTCCATAGGTCTTGAGCGCTATTTGCAAGTTTCTTTTTATTGCGTCCCTCGCCAATAAAGATTTCTTGCATATGACCTGGTATCACCTCAGTCATCTGTTTGCTCACCCTCTCAAATCCACACGACATACAGCGCTTGTGGAAGGGCTTGTAACCACAGCGTGGGCAACCAAATAGCTCAAACTCCTCTTTGACGCGAATCTTCTTGTCGAGCTTCTCACCGTCGTCTAGCTTCTCTAAGCCATTGAAGTAGATGTCGTTAAAGTCCTCAAAGAACCTCACAATGTTTCCGCTAAAGTCCAAGAGGTAGCAATCTTTCTTACCAGTCTCAGGGGACGATCTAAGCCCACGCCCCCACATCTGAATAGCTGTAGACAACGATTTCCTTAAAGGTCTTGCGTCACAGATACACCCAACGTCAGGCACGTCAAAGCCCTTTGCCAAGGCTTCTACGCTAATCAAAACTTTTAATTCACTATTTGGCTCTCTGTAGTGTTTTAGCAACATTTCACGATCTTTGGCGTTGGTGTCACTGGTGAAGACTGCAGCCAACACGCCAGCCTCAATGAACTGACGGCAGAGCTCCTCGCAGTGCCTGATCGTGGCGCCAAAGACAATCGTCTTGCGGTTCTCGCCAAAACGTTGCCAGTCCTTGACCACGTCACCCACGATCTTGAGTTCGCGCTCCTCGGCAGCTCGATCAGTCCACTCGCCTCCTGACGTCTCTGCGCCCGTCATATCAGGCTTTTGGCACGAAAAAATCCGCATAGGTACCAACACCCCATGCTGAGTGAGATCGTGCATTGTGGTGGCGTTTACGATGTTGGTGAATATCTTTCCCAAGCCTGTAGTAAATGGTGTGGCAGATAGACCAATGACACTAGACTTGGTTGTCTGGGCAAAATTTGTCCAACTCTTGTAAGTCGTGTGAGCCTCATCGACCACCAAGACGTCGACCTGTGGCCAAAACTGTCGCTTGGCGATGGTCTGAATACTAGCAATTTGAAATAGTTCATCTGGTCTTCTCCTCCAGTGATTGGCTTGGATGATGCCGTGGTTGGTCATGCCGTAGCGGTCGGCCACCGCAGACGTTTGGTTGATCAAGGTAGTCCTGTCGCACAGGAATACTGCACGCTTACCCCTTTGAATGGCTTCGTTGCAGATACGCAACCCAAGGTAAGTCTTTCCAGCGCCCGTAGGCGCCATGATGATCTGATTCTTGTGCCCTTGCCTAAACCCCTCGCGTAAGGCGTTGTGGGCATCAATCTGAAATTGACGAGGGGGTGGGAATCCATTATCACGCTCGCTTTGCGCTAGGACGTTGTTCATTTTTTACCTTTTAATTTATCAAGTTGTTTCTGAAGTGACTTGACCATCTTGATGGCCTCATTCTTTTCGTTCATCAGCCCCACGAACCGCATCTCCATTTGTGCAATCATGTGGTTCAGGCGCTCAATCTCAGCGTGGGCAGTCTTTAAGGCGTCGTCAGAATCCAACAACTTGAACATCGCCTCTTGATTGGCTTGCATGGTCAGCTCAGCAATCTTGAGTTCTTCCTCGTCAGGAGCTGAACCATCTTGTGGCTCAATACTTTCTAGTTTGACGTCATTGCTAGTTGAACTAGTATCTTCCATGCGTTGCCTGAGTTTGTTCTGATAGTGCCTCTCGCGGTTTTCTTTCTGTCTTTCAGCTATTTCAGGGTCACGGACGGCAGCCACAAAAGACTCAGACACGTGGCATCGTTTGGCAATTTCATAGTTGGACTTCTTGTACCATTCCTCCCAAGTCAAACACGTCTCAACCTTATAGCGTCTGTCTCGAATGGACAGTGGCTTGCCGTGGGTTTCATTCGCAATCAAGGCTTTCTCGCGTGCATACTGAAGCGCGCCTGACTCCCACAACACGTCAATCTTTTTGATGCCAAGAATCTTGTAGGCGTGATAGCGGTGAAAGCCGTCTGTGAGCCAATATGAAACCCCATCAAATACTAGTTCAACTGGGGGAAAGACGTTGTCAAGTTTCATGCGCTCGACAATGTGATACACCCAGTCTTGATCAACAACCGTACGCATTTGCGTACCGCCATCAATTCTGATTTCGTCAATGTTTATTTGTTTTTTTTGCATTGTTTCCTCGTTACTCAAATAAATCGGGTCTAAGTTCCTTTGCAGTCACTAGCCCTTGGGTTGCTTTCTCAATCTTCTTGGCCAATTCAGGTGAGGGTCTTTTTGCTTTACGCATCAAAATCCCCAACCACGTCAAAGTGATTCCCAAATACTCAGCCATCTCTTTCTTTGCGCCGTACGGCTCGTCTTTGAAATATTCCTTTAAGTTCATGTTGCTCCTTTTGTACATTTCATCACAAAGTCTAACACAAAGTTTGAATTCGTGTACAATAATTTCACGGTCATGTTGATCGGGTTTGTCGGATACGACGTTTTTAAAGGATGTATATGAGTTTTATTGTTGAAGATACAGGCGGTTCATTTGAGCGTTGCCCATCAGGAATGCACTTGGCAAGATGCTATCGCATCATTGACATGGGCACACAAAAGTCAGAGTACATGGGTCAAGTCAAGTTCTTGCACAAGATCATGTTGGGTTGGGAATTGCATGGCATGGACGAATCAGGCAGTCCTCTGACCATGAAGGACGGTCGCCCATTTGGTATTTTTAAGAACTACACATTGAGTTGGTCAGAAAAGGCTAACTTGAGATTAGACCTACAGTCATGGCGCGGTAAGCCATTCACACAAGAAGAGATGCGCAAATTTGACCTCAAGAACATCTTGGGCGCATGGTGCATGTTGAACGTGATTGAGCGTGCTGGTCAGAACGGTAAGACTTACACAAACGTGGATGGCGTGACTCCAGTTCCACAAATGATCAAACAGAATGGCTTGCCTCAAGGCGTCAATAAGCTAGAGATTTTCAACCTCAGCGATCCTGACATGACCATCTTTGAGTCATTGAGTGATTACTTGAAGACAAAGATCATGGCGTCTCCTGAGTGGCAGAAACAGGCTAAGACCAAGCCAACCACAGAGACTTACGTAGACACTTCATCCGACATGGATGACGACATCCCATTTTGAGGTAAAACATGACAACAATAATAGCTAGATCAGCAGAATCCGTTCACTGGTATCGCGCAGAGGATGGAGCACCTCAGTACACCGTCAAGGCAAAGGACGGCTCAGACCGCCCTACAACGCTCAGGGACGCACGAACCATGAACTTGGTACCCTCGGTCACCACGGTTCTAAAAGTCGCCTCTAAGCCCGGTCTTGAGGTTTGGAAGAATGAGCAAATGTTGCTCGCAGCATTAACCCTTCCCAAGAAGCCTCACGAGAGCGAACAGGAATTCATTGCTCGCATTGTAGCTGACTCAAAAGAGACGGCTAAGAAAGCAGCCGAGCGTGGAACTCGTGTTCATGAGTCGATTGAGGCGTGGTACGAAGGCGCTCGCATGGACATCGAGCACCGTGACATTGCTGAGGCTTTTGAGAAGAAAGTGTTCGACCACTTTGGCACCCATCCCTTCCAAGAATGGAAGACTGAGACGGCCTTTGCATCAAACTTGGGTTATGGCGGTAAGGTTGACCTTTACTGCTTGCCTGATGAGACAGCACCCCTTGGGATTGTTATCGACGCCAAAACAAAAGAATTTGGCCCAGATGATAAGGTCGAAGGGTATGACGAGCACATGATGCAGTTGGCGGCCTACAGACACGGTTTAGGCATCCCACACGCGCGTTGTGCGAACGTCTTTGCGTCGGTCTCGTCCCCAGGTCTTATTAAAGTCGTGGAGTGGTCTGAGGAGGATCTCAGAAGGGGTTGGGAAATGTTCCAACACCTATTGGGTTATTGGAAAATCAAAAATAATTTTGGAGGATGATATGGAGTTAAATGCAAAACAAGTCGGAGAAGCTTTCCGCACAGTCATGTTGGAAGAAAACCACAACTTCCTTGAGGACGATTTGGTTCTCATGGCCAATGCTTTTGTAAAGTTTGCAGAGCCTTTTATCAGGACTGACGAACTGAACAAATGTGTTGAAATAGCAACTAACCTCAACAGAAATGTTGGAGAGAAACTATTTGAGGTGAGAAGCAATGTGGGTTATTAAATTTTGGCTTTTTTGTTCAAGCATTGTTTTACTGGCAATGCTGATTTCTAAATAAACCAAACCCCAGTTCAACTGGGGTTTTTTATTATCTTAATTGACCAAGTGTTGTTGTACCTTCAGGCATTCCACCGAAAGCGGTGGGATTCACTTCTCCTAAACTCATGGCATTCATAATTTCGTCTGCATGTTTAGCCATGTAAGGCAATTGAGCAACAGCTCCAACTGTACCAATTAAAGGTGATCTGCTCATCATTGCTACACCACCCAAACCAGATGCAACTTGTGTTGGATCTATAGGTTTATTTTGCATGTAGTTATTGACCGATTGAATCAATTGAGGGGCAGCAATAGCACCGCCAGCAATCGGGCTGAGAAATCTTCCAATAGCCTGTGGAACGCTTTTAACAGCCTCCATAGCAGATGTTCCCATGCGCTCTAGCATAGATGGTGTTTCAGACATATATGGGGTCAAATCTATACCTGGATTACCGGGTATTGATCTATAAGCCACAGTTGTCTTGCGACCATTAACGTCTCTTACTATGGGCTCACGACTAGGTTCATTACCTTGAACAACTTTTAAAGCCTTTTGTACTTCAGCCATGGTTCTAATGTCCATGCCAGTAAGTTCTCTTAATTTTTCAATTGGCACAGATGCTTTGAGTTGTGAATTAGCATATCTTTGCAACCCTGAATCACTCATTGGTCTCATTTCAGGTGGCAGTTGACTGCCACTTTGTATAGCCTCTACTTGTTTTTTAGCTTCAGCTTTTCTTTGTTGACGTCCTACAACGGCGCCAACAGTTGCACCTAAACCTATTTCTGCAGCAGTTACAGGAGCAATATTTGATGTATCCTTTTTTGGTGGTGAACCTTTGTAGTTTACATTTGAAACCTCAGACAATCCTGGTGGATCTTCATCTGATGATTCAGTATTAGCATCAGGCTTGAGGTCTGGGTTTTTTCCAGACATTGGGCTAGGTTTTTGTGATTTTGAAATTTGCAAAAGAACGTTGTTTAATTCTTTTTGACCATTTGGATCACCTAAAGCAACTTTTTTCTTTGCGTCATCCAAAGCTTTTTGAAGGTCTTCTGATACTTCTGGGCCGCGTAAACTAGAGACTAATTCGGGTGGCAATATACCGCCTCCAGGCATGCTTGTAGGCGTTGATTTGGGTGTTGCTTTATGCGTTTCTACTGGCTTTTCTTGTGGGCTCTTGCTATAAGCAATTGGTGCAACCTCTCTCAAACCAGGAGGCAAATCATCGTCTTCTTTGGTCATGGTTTACCTCCGCCAGTTTCACGAATATACCTATCTACTTCTTCTTCAATTTTTTTCTCGTAAGCATCAATAATTTTTTGTTGTGAAGGAGAATTTGCAGTTAAATACAATTTAGTTGGAGAGTTTGGATCTATCACATATGACTTATGATTACCTGTCAGTAAGTCACGAGTATCGTTGTACAAATCTCTGTTACGTAATTGAATATATTGTGCCTGAAGAGCAAACAATTTTGCCGCATCTGGTAGTGTATCTGAATGAGCCGTAGCTGAAGATAAAATACTAAATTCAGCATTTCTTGCGCTACTAGGATTTAATCCTACAGATCTTTGGTTATTCAATTCTATTTGTGCAAGAGTTCTATAAACATTTTGCGCAAAACTTTGTACATTTGGATCTTTAGAGGCTAATGCAATTTTGCTCAATGCAACAGATAAACTTGCGTTGTAATCACCAATTGATCCATGTAATCCATTTTCTATCAATGCACCTAAACCAGACATAAATCCTTGTCCAGATAAAATACCCATTACAGTATTGAATCTTGGATCATCTGAATATTTAAGAAGCTCTTTAATTGGCTTCATGTTATTAGAATGAATTTTAGGCGATCCTAATGCACTCAAATCATCCAAATAACTAGCACCTTGTTTATCCAAATTTTCGTATAAACGAGTATTGCCTGCTTTTGTTTCCTCGGGTGGGTTAACAGGGGTAAATTCACTTCCGGGTGTCTTCAATACCACACGCTCTTTGGGAGCTTGTTGAGTTCCACCACTTTCAGTTGTTTGTGTAACAGGCGCTCCATTATTATTGGTTGTAGTGCCTGAACCTGGGTTTGTCACAGGATTAGAAGCACTTACATCTTTTCCATGACTTGTATTCAAAATTTGAGTTTGGTCATTTAAATCTTTCAATGCATTTTTATATTGAGCAGGGTCTAAGTTTCCAGCTTTAAATTGTGCATCTAAATTTAATCGTCTTTTGTCAAATAGATCTACATTAGTTTGCAATTCTCTATTTAATGCCTCTCCACGATCCCTATCATGTAACGTAACAAAGTTTATCAATTCAGGAGGCAATGGATCATTAGGATGATCTTTTTTAAAATCTTCAATTGCTTTGGCTGCAGTTTTTTTATGTCCCATTTGATTTTCAAAAACAGCAAGTTGTGCTCGTGCTTGTGCAATAGGAATTTGTAATGCTTTTTGTTGCTCGACATTTTCACCAAGAGCTTCAAATGCTGACCCCAGAGATGCACCAAAACCACCCAATTGAGGCTTTAAAAATCCAGCAGAAACTTTAAACCAATTAGGTTGAGAATATCTTTGCTCCAATGCATCTAAAGCTTGTTTGGTTGCATCAGAATATCCACTAGCTGATTCTGGTGATTCACCGTAAAAATTTAATTGTGAAGCGTCAGGAACTAATTTATCTAATTGTGTTGCCATGATTTATTCCTTAAACAGTTCAATCATTTCCAGTTGTAATTGGAGTTGTGTCAGTTGGCGCCAAAGTACCAGAACCACCTGTTGCCTCATTGGTTACATTATCGCCAGTTGCCCAATTGTTTGAGCTTGTACCAGTAACATTAGAACCAAAAAGAGAGTTATAAGCAGATTGAAGACCACTAGACAAGTTTTGATAAGGGGCAGAATTTGCAATTGGGTTTCCATTTTTATCATATTGTGGAGTAAAGAACCCTGCTGATCCAGTAAGCAATCCACCCAAAGTAGACAATGGAGAAGCTTGTGCAGTCGTTGTAGTGGTTGTTGGTACATTGTATCCACGCAACAAGCCTGACAATGTAGACAAGTTTGTTAATGGGAACAACTGTTGATTCTGTGCAATAGTTTGTTGCTGGCCACCTAAAGTAGACAAAGCATTGATGTCTGCCAATCCAAGTGCTTGGTTCTGACCTGCAAGGTTAGCTTGTTGTTGACCAAGAGCTGTGAGGTTTTGTTGATTTGCAGAAGCTTGATTTCCAGCAATTTGCCCCAATTGGCCTTGTAATGCATTTTGTTGTTGAGCAGTTGTGAGCGCTGTGTTATATCCACTATTAAGCAATTGACCAATTTGGTTGTTCAAGTCTTGATTCGCACCACTGATCACTTGACCGAGAACCTGAGCGCCACGTTGTGAACCAAATTGACCTGAGCCCACAGCGCTAGAAGTGGCTTGTGGAGCTAGATTCTGCTGAATATTGCGTTGTGCAATATCAGACATGTTGTTGATTACTGAATTGATATAGGGGCTCATGTAGCCCTGAGCCTGTTGTGCAGGGCTCTGACCTGCTGCAGCCAAGTAATTTGCTCCAGCAGCCAAGGGTGATGTCACACCACCTGCGCTAGTCAACGTTTGACCTGCTTGCTGTAATGTTGGCTGATAGGCACTTGCTGCAGTTCCTACGTTCTCAAATGCCTGTTGTTGTAAAGGCTGAGCACCAACGTATTGTGCATTTTGAGCTGCGTTTGCGCCCTGAGAAGCAATATTACTCAGGTAGTCCGTGTAATACGATGGTGCGGTCGTTGCTTGCGTTTGTGATGACTGAAGTAGATTTGCCATTTTTATCCTTTCGCCATCTTGAGATAGTCAAGAGGTGATTTTGCTTTCGGTGGTATTTTTGTGTCAGGAGCACTTCTCTTGTGTGCGCGTAGCTCTTCACGCATTTTATCCAATAATTTCGATCCTAGCTTGTTGTCTCCGCCACCTATGGCAGTCACAAAACTAGCTGGAAACACATACTCTCCATCAGCAATCTTGGCGGGGACAGGATTCCCACCAACTGCCATTTTGTGAGGTATTTCGTGATGAAACTTACTCAAAACTTGTGCGCCTGCTTTGCTTGATCCGTCACCAAAAGAGGCTACCGTGTCAGCATCCATCACATAGTCTCCATCGTGGAGCATGGCTGGTATATCGTCGCTTTGGCCAGTTCCTTTGCCGTTGGCATAGTATCCAGTCAAGCCTGTGATGAATTCAGGATTGTGGCCCTTTGGAGCCGCTTCCTTATAGTGGTCAGGCAAACCCCCATGCGCTAAAGCATTAGTGGGTTGCGCGTCCCTTCTGATGCCTTGCTTTAGATATTTTAAAGGACTTAAAGTTGCCGCCTGTCCTATGCCAATTGATCCTTGAACTGGTGCAGCACTTAATAATCTTGGGGCAGATATGTTGGCACTTGGTTGATTGGCTAAAAAAGCTTTGTATGCATCTGATAATGCAGTTCCACCATCGGCCATAGTTAAAAACTTTTCAGCTACTTCAGGTTGATTCATCTTAATCTCTTTATTAAGTTCTGCCAAATCAGCTTGGGATACTTGTGTGGGCTGTTCTTGCGCTTGCGTAGGCTGAGACATAACTTTTGCCAACTCAGGATCAAGTTGATCAAAAATTTGTTTCAGGGCCTGTAAGTGAGCAGGATTTCCATACACAGGAGCGCCTGCCAACATGGTCGCAACCATGGGCAACCCAGTTGAACTAGTAGTTCCACCTGACAGGGGTGAACTTGATGCCGTTGAAGTGGTTGAAGTTGATGTCTTGGTGGCAGGGGTTGTTGTTTTTGTGGTTGTTGGAGTTTTTGTTGTGTCAGTAACAACTGCAGGGGTTACCACATTGTCAGTTGTATCTTTTTTTGCAACAACAGTAACTGGATTCAATTTAACAGCATTTGGGTCTTCAACAACAGTATTGTCACTAACTGTGTTGTCAATTCCACTAGAACCAACAACAGTAACTGGTTGTAATTGTGTCGCATTAGGATCAGCTATGACCGCGTCATCAGGAGTTGTTGCGTTTTTCTTGGCCGTAATAGTAACTTTTCCAAGAGGACTGTTTGCATCACTTGTATTCGTAGAGCTTACTGTGTAATCAGTTGGATCAGTGCTTTTTGCAGTGATTTGAACATTGCTAAGTGGACTATCTGAGCTTGGGCTAGTAGCAACAGTTTGACTTGTATCTGTGGCTAAAGGTGAGGTAGTTGTAGAAGTTTGGTCTGTAGGTGTAGATACATTACCCTGTGAGACTTGGTTTTTATACTCTTCACGCCCTGCGGCTATGGCCAAGTTAATTGCCACTTGAGTGGCTGGCTGACCAGCCAACACGCCACCTATGATTTTGGAAACAGCAATTTGTCCTGAAGGACTTAAATTCTGAATGCCTGGTATTTGATCAGTGATTGCAGATACGCCACCACTGATCCCACCTGCCATCAATGCAGTTAAAGGATCTGCTTTACCTTGGGATGAAATTTCTGCTGCAGTCAAAGATCTGGCGGCTCCAGCACCTGCGCCTTGAAGTGCTTCTCCCAACAAACTAGGGTCTTCGCCTAAAGTTGATCCTATGGCCTTACCTACAGTTTGACCTGCCGCATTGCCTGCAGTGGAGGCCAGATACGAAAGCGCTCCAGATGTAGCTGCTTTTGTTAAGTCTCCTGTCTGCGCATAAGTATCGGCTGCAGAGACATAAGGCAATAAGGTTGGGTCGATGATTGAAGCCGCAATCATTGGGATTGGACCTAAATCCCTAGCGATGTTTCCAATAAAACCGCCCTTAGATCCGCCTGTGTATGTGACTTGCGTGCTTGGATCGGTAACGGGTTGCACTGCTCCCGTATTGGGATCAACACGAACAAATGTGTTCATGGTTCCACCAGTAGAACCAGACATAATTGCGTATACGTTTGGCGCTACTTGTTGGATATTTCCATTGATGAAATTACCTTGTCCATCAATTAAACCTGTTGATGTAATTGAATTTCCGTTGTCATCAACGCCACCAGTAATCGTGCCGATCTTGGCTTGACCAGTTTGGATAGCGTTATAGGTATCATCAAAGGTCTGACTAGCCGTAGACCAAATGTCTTGCGCTAATGGTGACGATGATGCGTTGGCTGTTGTGCTCATTTAAGTGGTCTTTTTAGTCAATGCTTGCTTGGCATTCAGGTAATCTGTTGTTGAGATTAAACCTGATTTATATGCTGAGTCTAAAGCCGCAGCATTTGTTGTATCAACTTGTCCTTTAGCATTGAATGGATTGACATATTTGCTTTGCCCATAGGTATAAGTTGTAACTTGATTGGTAGGAGGCAATAAATGAGCTGCTTGTGCTCCGGCTGCTGGAAGGGTTTGATATCCAGCACCACCACCCGCCGTGTACGCCATTTGCTGACCAGTTCTTGGATCAGTGTACATAATCACTGGAGTGTTATAGCCATTTATTCCATACGTGTATGAAGTGCCTTTAGGTACCCCAGCTTGTGCTGCTAGAGAATCAGCAGGCGCTTGTGGATTTAATGCTGAATTAAACATATTGACTGCACTTATTGGGCTTATTCCTGCTGTCTTGGCATAAAGATCTGGCGTCACCCCTGCATTGGCCAATACACTCATATTTTTGTAATTGGAACTATTGGGAGTGGCTGACAACACACTCGATAAAGCACCAAATTGATTTTGGGTTTGATCATCTGCTTGACCATTTAAAATTGAATTGGCGCTAACATTTTTTTGAGACGCTAATGTATTTGCAACATTGTTAGCTGTGTTGATTCCAGAAATATTGTTAACAGGTATTCCATTGAATAATTTATATTCAAGAGTTCCAACATCTGGTAAGTTTGCTAGGTTATATCCAACTTTGTTTGCTTCTTGAATAATTTTTGATTCATCAGGTAGGGTATACCCACCATAACCTTGTGTTGCGTTTTGTTGCAGATAATTCATGAATGCTTTAGATGGATCAATCCCTTCAGCAGTATTGAAGTTTTGTAATGTGCTTTCATACTGATTTGGATTTTGTGAAGCAAGCACTCCCAAATTACTATAAATATCAGATGCATTTATGCCAGAACTTTTTGTATATCCACTAACAGCATTTGCTATATCGGAAGAAGAAGCATTAGGATGCGCAGCAATCCAATTTTGAATGTCTGTTTGAACTTGGAAATTTTGAGAAGGATTCGGACTTGTACTGCCAGAATTTAATCCTTGAATGGTATTTTGTACACCTTGCAACTGGGTCAAAGGTGATGTTTGTGTTGCAGTATTAGAGGTATTTGCAGTAGTTGCAGTCAATGGTGAATTAGATGTGCTTGTATTTGCTGTTTGTGCGCCAGTGTTGCCAATTAAATTGTTGTAAGTAGAGTTAACTGTTGCAACATCAGTTCCATAGTGATTTGCCAAAGCTTGCGCAATTTCAGGCGTCATCCCACCTTGCGTACTAATTGTGTTTGCAAGTTGCGCTTGTGTAACGTTGGGATTACTTGTGAAATAATTATTCACAAGATTTTGAAATGATGGATCTACTGATGTTGTCGTTGTCATGTTAATTCCCTAAAGTCATAATTCCACACATGGCCTCAGCCCATTCATTCCATTTTGAATACAAGCGGTGATCAGGTATTCCTGATTGCACAAAGTATCCAATACCATTCACACCGTCTACCCAAGTTCTCCACTCTTCTTCAGGCAGATGCCCCAACTGATTCGGAGCAAACAACTCCTCCATCAGCTTGCAATACATGTCCCAAGTCATTCCTCTCGGATCATACGTCACCAAAGTCGATTCCCCTTAGCAGAATTTTCTGCACCAGTAATAACTTGCAAATTCCATGGAACATGCAAACCAGAAACCGTTTTTCCTTGGAGAGGAACAATATGGTCAACCTCGTAGTCTAAGCCTATTGAACGAAGCGAAGCGCAATACTTGTAAATGCATTCCATCTCAAAATCTTGGCCTGCATTTAACCAAAATGGCGTTCGTTTTAATCTTGCGTATCTTCTTTTTGCTGTGTTGATATTTACTAAATCAACATTAAGTTTTTTCCATTTTTTTCTATGTTCTTGATGTTTATCTTTATTTTCTTGATTCCATTTTATTGCTGTTGCAATTTTTTTATCTGGTTTACTTGCATAAAAATTTTTATCATGCTCAAGGCCACAATCTACACACATCCAATTAGAAACTCTTCTTTCGGATACATGACCTTTAACACATGGTTTACCAGTAAAGTATCTGATTAAACCTTGTTTTTTTGCATCTAATCTTGAAATTATCATCATGGGTTTCCAGTACCTCTGACATCACCAGTTTCAATGCTAAGAATAATTTTTCCGACTTGGTAGTCACCATTAAAAGTATTGCTCTCAAACCTTAAACGCATCTCACGACGCTGTTCACGCATGTCAATTTTAAGAGTTGTTGGATCAAATGTATAAGGGTCTGATGGGCGGTCTATGTCATCCGCATAACCCTTACCCGTCACAATCACATCCATCTGTCCAGTTTGGATGAAGTCAGGCTCAACGCGCTCGCATCGTGTCCACATGTTCTCGCCTGGTCCTTGAGTTGAGCCAACTAGCCCTGCACTTGATCCCAAAACAGGTGTCTCAAATGCTGAATAAATTGCATCAACATGAGTCAAGTATGTTTGATTTTTACCAGTCTCATGTTGCCAAATCGTGTAGCCGTTTACAGTCATCAACTCGCCGGACACGCTTGTACTTGTAGGATTGTAAACTGTATAGGTTCCTGTGCCTCCAGTACCGCTTCCAAGCGCTGTAATCACCATTTGGTCAGGAACACCTGCGCCTTGGATGATTTGTCCTACAGCCAAAGATCCAAAAACCATCGAAGAGACTGTCAATGTAGTGCCTGAAACCGACCCTTGAAACTCAACAATTGTGTTGGGATTGTAGTCACCCCATATGGGTTTGGGAAACACTTCAGTAAACCACCCTGCTGATCTTTGCGCTCCAGGTGCAGATCCTGCGTCATACCACACCTTTTCACGCACGTTATAGATGATGGCATCGGTACATTCAGTGGCGTCACCTCTTGGATAGAACCACCAAATTTCACCAAAACGAGGCACTTTACTGGCCCAAACCTTTTGGCGTTGAGAAAGGTTGATGTTGTCAAAGAAATAGTTTTGGTTCATGGTATTGGGTATCTCTTGTACAACACCGTTGTACATCAAAAAACGATCAACACCTGCCCAGTAATAAATTCCATCGTACTCGATCACAGAGCTAGAGGACATAATTGAACTCTGTTGAGTGATCAAGTCATAGCGCCAATAGAACGTAGAAGACGTAGTTCCTGTGGTCACCGTAGTGGGTGTGTAGGACACGCGTATCACGCTATCAAGCGACCAAAACAGCCCGGCAGGAGAGGTAGTACCACCACGCAGTGGCAAGCCCTTCACAATCTTTGTAGAGGCCACGTTGTTGGCATTTGCGTCAGCGCTAGTCCAGTTGTTGAAGTCGCCTGCAGCGCAGTTTTGTATCAAACCATTGTTGCCATAAACAAACAAGTAAGGGTATAACATTACAACTCCACCGCTTACCGAGATGTTGTTGTCAAACGTCAATGTGGCTGAGCCTGATGCCGTCGCAGGCAAACTCAAGACAACCGTCCAAACCCCAGCCACTAAAGAAGACGAGACTATGGTTGTGCCTGCTTGTATGCCTGTGCCTGAAACCGATACACCAGGCCCCATGGCCACATTAGTAGTCGCAAACGTAACACTAGTTGAACTAGTAGTGGTAGTTCCTACTGCGGTAAAAACACCGATTGGGGCTAATGATGTGCCTGTAAATTGGCCATACAAGGGACGAGTATTGGTGGTACTTGTGATGTACTGAAGATTCTGACCGGGGTGCGCAATCAACTGTAATGTTCCACCGCCCGTGGAGTCATACCCGATGTCAAACTGCCAAAGATTGGTTGCGTTGGGTGTGAAATAAGAAGAACTAATTGAGAATGGAGTTGGGCCAGTTCCAATCGCTGTCACGTTGTTGGTCACCCATTGCTGAAGACCTGCACTGTATCCTGAGATGATATAGTTCAAGCCATTTGTGGCGCTCATGATAAGCCCTCTTGAGGCTCCAGAAGCATTCAAAAATGCGCCTGAGTAACCGCCTATCTTTCTAGGCAATCCACGCTGAAAGCGCACCCACTGGCCGTCCACGTAGGAAGCTGCAGCGAACTGCGTACCATCGCGCTGAATCCCTGCGGGTACCGTAAGTGATAGGACTTTAGCGGTCAAAACGTGCCTCCACTAAGACCGTTGACCACATACAAGCCTGAAGAACTAATGACCATGGCTTGTGAACCAGACACTGTAAATCCAATCTGTGCAGAACTTGGCAAGTACATGCCAGTGCTTAGGTTAGATTGGAAGTTTAATGAAGGGTTGGACGCTGAACCTGGCGACAAAGTGATGGATGAACTACTGTTTGCGCTACTAGAAACAGCAACCACATTTGTGCCGTCGCAAACTAGAGCATACGTCGCACCACTTGGAATGTTTACCGTTGCGCCACCGCTAACCGATGTTTTAAATGTAAGTGTGTATGTGCCAGTGGTTGAGTTTGTGATTACATAAAACTGAACCGTTTGAGGAACAATCACATTTGTGTTTTGACTTATTGTTCCAGTAAAGTTTTGAAGCACATAAGAAGCTTGTGTTGCAGTCAGAGTGATGGTTGCGCCTGCGCCTGTTACCGAAATTTGCTCTTGGGTAAATGCAAATACAGCACTTTGTCCATAACCCCAAGAAGCAAATCCACCAGTACCTTCAGAGACTAAGTAAAAAGACTCGCCAATTTGCAATTGAAATGTGCTATTTCCATCAATCGTGTCAGTACCTTGAGTGGCAATAGTCAAAACGCCAGTTCCATTGTTCTTGACAATTGTGTACCAACCAGAGCCTACGGCTGAGGATGATGGCAATGTGATTGTGCCTGCACCACCGCCCCAGACTGAAATCTGCGATTGTGCAGTGGACATCATTGTGAACCCACTGTAGTAGGTCACAATGGGTGTAATTGTATTGAGTGTTGTTCCTATGGCTTCTAAACCATATCCAACCAATGAGGACGCATTTGCCACAGAAGTGCTTGCACCAAACTGAACGAAGGCCCAAGTACCGTTTGTGGTTGTGTTGTCAGTTAGATAGACATAGTAAGCAAGACCAGAAGCAATCGAGACAATCGTTGTGGTTCCATCATTCTTGACAACCGTGAATGGGTTTGTATTTCCAACATTCTTGATCAAAAAAGATTGACCTGTGGAGACTTGAGTCGCTGCAGGCAGTATCAACTTCAGCCCACCTGTTGTGGCCGTCACTTCGATGATGTTAGCCACAACGCCTGAAGTGGTGCCATTTACAGGCCACTGTAGTGTGGTGTTGGTGCTGATTGATAGGCTTTCATAACCAACCTGAGAAGGGCTGATCGTTGAGCCTGTGTATGGGTTCGTATAATAAGTCATGCTAATTCCTTTTTAGCCGCTTCTCTGGCTTTTCTAATTACCCAAGCTGCTCTCAATTTTGCTTTTTGTTCTTCAGCCATTGGGATACCTTTTTTATAACTTGGTTTTCCTTTTTTTGCTTTACTAATGGCTTCGCCAACTTTTTTTCTTAATTCTTCGTTTTCATAAGTTTTTTTATTTGATTCTTTTAATTTTTTCTTATGTTCATCATTTTTTTTCATGCCTAAAGTTCCATCACCACCATCGGTCATGTTATATCCATTTGGCATCTTTGTATTTTTTTCAGAAATTAAAAGACGTTCAATTATTTTTGCAGATTCTGCATCAAAAGCATCTGCTACGTGCGTAAATACAAATGCATCTACACCATATTTTTTAATGGCTTTATGAATTAGTTGCCCCTCATTGGCATTACGATGGCGTTTCCACCGACGTTCCAAATCAGATGCAATACCAACATATTGTTTGGCATTTACAGTGTTTGTAATAACGTAAATTGCATACATGTTTAGCTATCCACGGCAACAGATTGACGATCTCCAACTCTAGATACATCCTCAGCTTTCAAGGCTTGTAAGGCTTCTTGATACTTCTGTTGGAAGATCTGACGTTGGTCATTTTTTAGGAAAGGCATGGCTTGTAACAACGTGCCAAACAACATTGCATTCGGTGCATTCTGAGTCAGCCAGTTTGTTTGGTTGGTCGAGCTCAAAGGCTGAATGCGCTCATAGTACAACACTTCAAAATTGTATGACTGATCAGGTGTTGGTGCGACATACCAAAAGTCCCAACTTGTGTCTGAATAAAACAAAGGAGGAGCTGTTTGTGTATTGACTGGCCAATAGTTGGTCAGGTACTCATACTTGCGCAACAAAATAGGATTGCGGTTGCCACTGCTATCGGTGTAGTTCATAGACACCGTCTTGCGCCATCTAGCAGGCTTTTGAATGACTGGGTTGCCAGCGGTCATCTGCGCCTCCACAATTTGCAACTGACCCAAGGTCTTGATCTCTTGCGCAATCTCAAACTCTGCAAGAGTGATGAACGTGGGTATTGCGTTGATGGTCGCAGTATCAGATCGTTCCAAGTATTGTGGAACAATCGCAATTAGATTATCGTAGGTCAGTACCCACGAATTTGGATTAGCAGGTGTTGTTACAAGGGTTGTGGTCATGTTTTCCCCATTATTTAACCTATTTTCCCACTCATTGCAAGGACTCGCAACTGCCCAAATAAAAGTCTAAAACTACACATTTTTTAAAAAAATGTCACAATCAGTCGACACAATGAAGTTTTAACCCAAGGAGCTCCACCATGCAATACGAAGTGAAAATTGAAGACTTTACCGCTGACGTAGAAATCGAAATTAAATCAACCGATTTTGACTTGATTTCTGAGATTCAAATGGCCATCGCACAAGCTATCGAAGATCACAAAGATGTTGATTTAGATAACTTGTTCGAAGAAGATGAAGATGAAGACAACGAAGGCGATGAGCAAGAAGACGATGTTCTTGAAGAAGACGACAACACGATTGTTATAGATGACAATCCTGATACTAGGACGACCATCACCATTCATCGCGTTTGATCAAGGGGCTTCGGCCCCTTTTTTACACCCTGATCACTTGTCCTCTGAACTCAATGTGATCCTTGTCATAGACTTTCACCACTTCTGGCCACAACAATACGCCCTTGTGAAACGTCAAAACCACAAATCCTGACCTCCAATTTGTCGGTGCATGTTCTAGATAATTCTCAAACTGAGGCCCAGAAGGTTCCGCAAGGGTCCCTGTATCTACCCCGTATCGTGTGCCGTTATAGTCATCATAAGGTGTGACCTTTAAGCTATGGAGATGCCCCGTCACCATAGAAACACCAGCATTCAGTGTATTGGCGTGTGTTGCGTGGATACCACCCTTCCAACGATGTTTAACCACAACACTGTTATTCAGCCATACTGACCAACAGGGATGCCATGCAGGGAAATGATCCTTGAGGCTAAACCCTTTAATGTGCTCATATTGGGGTGCATTAGCAGCCAAACGGTTCTCAAAGCGAGCATCATGGTTTCCTAGAGGCCACATCAACTTAACATTTTTGTTAACTTTTTTAGCTTCGTCTTCTATCTCACCTAAAGCAATTTCACACGCCCTGACTTCATCAATGAGACTAGGTGTTTTATCCCATCCAATTCTAGGGAAGCGACTGATGGAAGCACCGTCAAAAGCGTCACCGTTATTGATCACCGCCTTGACGTTTTCTAAATTCTTGATGGCCCAAATCAAACCATCGTAAGCTGTGGTACGAATACCAGGCCAAAAGTGTGCATCAGAGAAAACAATGACTGTGCCGTTGAGTATGCCTAGATCAATCTGAGGAGGCTTTGGATCAACCCTGTTCTTAACCTCTACGGTTTCCAATTGAATCTCATATCGGCCCTCTAGAGCGTTTCTTCGGGCGTATATGGACCTTTCAGACATACCAAGCTCGGCGGCCATGATGCTCGGACTTTTGTACATCTGAAACAACATGATAAATTCTTCGTCAGAATAATACTTCATAATTTCTTCCTCCAATAGAGTGTTCCCTTAGCACCCCAAGGGATGGAAGGATCGTAAAGTTTATAACCACAAGAAATGAGAGAATTTGCTGATGCTGGGTTGTCAAAGGTGTTTGTAATTAACCACGCCCAACCCATTTTTTTAGCGTATAGCTGACGGACTCGAATAAGTCTTTTCTGGACGCCTCGCCCACGAGCGCTGGGAATGACGCCAGCACGACATAGATAGCCAGTATCAGTCCACCTAGCAGAGCGCACAAGCCCTGCAAAACCAATTGGCTTCCCTTCTTGATAAGCAATCCACCAAGCTCCATCAGAAAGGTTGTACGGCTTATCATAGGGAAGGCACTCCTTTTGAAGTTTTTTTAGAACATCAATATTTGCTTGAACAGAAGTGTCTATATGCTTGATTTTCATGCATTGCCTGACTAAATTTGCATGAATCGTAAATCAAGGTTAAGGCACAATTATGACAATACTTGAAGTGCCTGTTGTATTAAATGAACTCTTTCTTCTAAGCCAAACGTACCACCGTTGATGCGTTTAGTTAAGCCTTCCCAGTTCTGTGCCTCTGCCAAGTCATTGCATCCATGCGTATTCCAAAACCACCCTGCGCTGAGTGCTGCATACATGGGTGTGGCCACTTGGTCGCAGTGCGTCACCATGTCTTGGCCAATAGCCTGACCAAAATGGAAGTAGTTATCATGCCCAGTCAACTGTATACATCCACGACCGTGGAAGCGCCATCCATCTCCCGACGCCTCATCTCGGTTACCCATTCGATTGGCGTAAATCCGATTGGCAATCTTCTCGGCGTGGTGAGCGTAAAGTGGGATTTCTTCTGGCTTGAACTTATGACCGAACAAGGCGTGAAGGGTTTCTGGGCGATAGTTGAGGTTTTCTTCCAGTGTTTTGAAATGGTTGCACTCGTGTGAACACTGTCCAATAAACGCAGCTTGGCGGTTAACATCGTTGATCCCAAACGTTGCAAAAGTTGTGGTCAAAGGCTCAGACCATTCTGGTCCAATCCCCAACGCATGAAGTTTTTCAGCAGAAATCATACTTGAACCAAAATCAAAGTAAGCACCAAGACCACGGCGCACAACAGAATGAATAGAAATCTATCATTCATATTAGTGCTGAATTACGCCATTGGTGATCACAACTGGGGCTGTTGTTAGTTTGCTGACTGCGCTATTCAAAGCATTCAAATCAGTGCTCAAAACACCGTTATAAGCTGAGCTTTGAGATGTCAAAGCATTAGTAACATTTGTGTTGTTAGTTGCTGCCATGCTTGTCAAGGCTGTATTAGAAGCATTGCTCATGTTGGTCAATGCTGTGTTTGAGCTATTTGCGATGCTAGTCAATGCGGTTGTAGCGCTACCAGCTACGCTCACAATACCTGAATTGGCATTAGCTGCCATAGAAGCTTGATTGTTTGAGCCAGTATTAGCAATAGAAGCAAACGTACTATTAGTGCTGATAGCAGTCGCTGTAGCATTGTTAGACTGTGTGGTAGCCACTTTAGCGTTTTCATAAATGCCAAATCCTTGTACTGCGGTGGGCAGAATCAAAGATGCCCACTTGAAAACATCATCCCCTGCATTCTTAGGGGCTTCAATTCTTTGTTCCTGAGCTGCTCCACCCATGCCCATCTGCATGGACATTACAGCCGCCACGGAAGCGGCTGGGTCGCCTTTCTTCACCACTTCAGCCAATACTTGATAGCGAGCCTTTTCAGCCTCTGCTTTGTATCTGGCAATCGTGACTTGAGTCTCAGAATATTTCTGATAGTCGTTTGTAGCGCAACCAGCAAGAGCTAAGACTGCGAGGGGTATTGCGAGTTTAATCATCTATTTTCTCCTTGAGGGATTCTCTCACTTGGTTGTAACTGGCGACGCAGGCTTGGAGGGCTCGGATGGCTTTGTCCCCGTCTGCTGTGATGGCGATAAGATTTGCAGAAGCCTGTCCGTCAAGTTCGGCTCTAGCTGTAGATTGATTTCCTCCGGCAGTTCCGGCGGTGTTGGCGGAACATACACTATTGGAGGAGAGGGGGATTGACAAGCGCACAGCCCCAGACTGCACATCAGCAGTGAGCTTAGTAATCTTAACTTGAGCTTCATTGTTAGCCTTCTTTAACGCAGATGCGGTCTGATTGACTTTTTCGTTCAGCTCTTGTTCTCTTGCTCTGGCTTGCTCGTTGGCTTTTGCAACTTTTGCAACAGCTTCTGAATAGCACTCTTGATAGCCTTGATGGTGTCCATAAAAATACGCTCCTATGATTGCAAATAAACTTGCCACTAACACATAAGGGTTAAACATCACTGACCTTTCATTGATGCTCTGGCTGCCGCCATTCTCTCACGTTCCTCGTCATGCTCCAACACGGGTGGTGTTTTTGGTGGAGGAGGTGGCGTCCAAGGCGTGTTCATTGCTGACATCACGCCTGAAGGCTGACTCATAAACGGCGCACCTAAACCCATAGGTTGCATTAACGGAGCAGAACCAAAACCCATGGGTTGCATTCCCATAGGGCCTGCGCATGGATTAGACAGTGGCATCATGGCTCGTGCTCCCATTATGGTAGCAAGAACTGAGAAAATGGATGTTGCTATGATTTTAAGTAAATCATGTGTCAGTTTGTCGTTGGGCGCCATGTCTTTCATGGGCTGTTCCACAGCCACAACACCATAGACAAAAAACACCACAATTGTTAACAAAATCATACAAAAAGTTAACATGATGGCGAACTTAGATATTGCATCCAACAAACGCACTATCCCGTTGACTTCTTCTTCTTTAAGGTTTTTTAGGCTTGTAAGCATCGGTCAACATCCAAGGACAGGTTTGTGTAACATCACATAATGGGGGCTTGCAATCTTCGTCTTCCCAATGCTCTGGGTCTTGACAATGATAGCGATACTGATTGTCGCAAGAAGACAAAAGAAGTATAGAAGTCAATAGTAATGCGTACTTCATTGGTTGTCTACTTTCTTCACGGCCTTCTCAACTCTGATTTCCATACTTCGTATATCAACATACATCCACGCAACCAAAGGCAAAAGCAACAACAAAATGATGAGAAGAAGGGCTATGACAGTGAGGAAAAGTGAGTCAGACTGATCATCATTCCCCATGTCCACGCTATCATTAGAAGAGTTGCCGTTATAACCAAGGCTCTGGTTTTGATTAAATCCGCCTTTTGCCTTCGTTGCCATTCAGCTCTCCGTTTAGCCAATAATTTTTCCCTTCGCGCCAAAGCTTGTTTTGTTGCAATATCACCTATTGTGCTATTCACTCTTGTGTATAAATCCTTCAATTCACGAGGAACGCTATACACCATGTAGTCGCTCAATTCTGTGTTTAACTTTTCCATCTGCAAATTGGCAATAACCAATTTTATAGCAATGTCCTGTCCTTCGTCATCTCCCACAGTCAACGCTAATTCTTCTTGTTCTTTGACATAATTTTTTAACCCATTGTATGCTTGGAAAAATTTAGTTAATGCATCTGCAACTTGGGTAAAAATTAAGTTTTCGTCAAACTCTGGGGGAGGCTGTTTTCTTTTTGGCTTAACGGTTTTATTCTCTTGAGGCTGTACCTCATTTGTTTCTTCTTTACGTCCAAACACCTCTGCAAAAAAGCCAAATATGCCTGTCGCTGACTTTTTAACATTCTTGACATCTTTGGCCACGCCTTGAACTTCATTGATTGTTTCTGTGACAAGCTGTCGTCCTTCTTTGTACATTTCGCAGGAGTCTTTAATAAACTTGAGTGCCCCCGAAGCCAAAGCGACCAACGTAAACGGATCAATTTCTACACCCCAAAGAACTTCTTAAAGAATTCTGCAGCCATGCCTGGGCCAAGAAGAGTCATGAGCATGACGCCATAGAGCAAATACTCTATCTTTGTCATGCGTCTTTCTCCGTCTTTTAATGAACGTACGATTTGGTTGTATCTCTCAGTACAAATGGCTTCATGCACCGCCAAATCCTTCTCCACTTGATCCATTTTCAGCTCCGATTATTGCAGTTGATGTTTCTCTGTCTATGGTTAGTTTGCCTATGCAAGTGAAGTTCCAGTCATTGCCATTTTTATCTTTTTCAGTTTCACATGGCACATTGATCTTTACGTTCTTGAATAAATATTCTTTTTCGCCTTCAAACACTCTCCAACAATGGTCTAAAGTTCCTCTTCCCTCTTGACCTCTTGTTTTGTTGAATCTTATTGAATACTTCACACAACCTCCGCTGCAGGCAGCGTGGTTGCTGTTACTGTTGCATTAACTGAATAATTGGCAACTAAATTAAAGTGAACAAATTTGATTGGTTTGTCACTAGCATGTCGAGTAAATGAGTGCGCCAACCAAGAATTAGCAAATATCATCATGCCTGGCTTGGGCTCAAAATTGATCATTTTGCTGGCTGGTGTTGCCATGCTAGGGTTTTGCTCAGGCAAATCAATTTGAACTTTGGCAGATCGTGGATCATGAAATACAACCCTTGAACAATTTTCAGGGGTTTCAAGAAAATAAAAACCAACTATTTGTGATCCAAATCCATGAACGTGTTGCTCCATAGAAGAATGCTTATGGTGTTCTTGTGTCCACATTTCAGTAAATGAAGTCACAAAATTCTGCATGGCATATCCTTGATCATTCAAAATATTCCAAGCTGTGCCCCCAATAAATCCTACAAAATCAGCCAATCTAGGATCATCAAAGTAATTACTACTCATAATTACTGGATAAATTTCATTTAACTCTTGTTTTTCTCTTTGCTCTTTTAATTTTTCTTCAGAAACTTGTTTGACTACATCCAAAAAGTCAGGGCGCTCAATAATGTAAATTGGGCATGGAAAATGTGACGCAACGTGAAGTTGGTTTTGTGTAACCACTTCAGCTACTGATTCAGCAGCTTTACAGACTTTTTTGTTCTTTGCCTTAGCCATTGTTTCCTCTTTATGTTGTAACTAGAACCCATGTTGCTGTGGGAAAGTCTAGTTTATACTCTTTTCCATCCGTTGGATATGGTGGCATTATTTGCCATGTATTTGTTGTTCCTTGCCAAAAATATTGTTTGCCATCTGTTGGCTTTGGTGTTGGGGGAACATAAGCGCAAATTGACTCATCAAATGTCCACGCAGTAAAGTTACTTGAATTAGGATTTGCAGCCCATGCATCTTTTACAGCTTGTTGTTTTGCCGTCTTTTCTGCATCAGTCATTTCTGTTAAATCCCAAACATCTGTCCACACGCCATTAACTTTTTGATAGGTTGGTTCAGTGCTATTAAGAACTTGATAAACTGTAGGCCTTGGTATTTCAACCCTTATAAAGGGTTCCCAATTTGATGGGACTGAGCCAAACGCATCAATCAGATTATCTTCGAATGCAGGATGATTAACAGGTTGACCATTTTCAACTTGAATGTACAAATTCATTTTCTACCTCTTTATGGAGAACCAGCGCAAGTTGATGGGAATGAACGAGATGATCCGGGCCATATGATACGCACAGCACCTACACCGCCGCAAGCTCCAGTATAAGCATAAGAACAAGCGGTGGAAACATTAGCACATCGGTAACCTCCGCCTCCGCCTCCGCCTCCATATGCCCCACCATTACCATTAGTCGCATACGCACAACCACCATTAGCTCCAGAAGATCCACCGCCACCTGAAGTAGAGCCACAAGTACACCCATGCCCACCAGCTCCACTACATCCTTGGCCTGATATTCCTACGCCTCCACCTCCACCAGCTTGTGATATAAACGATGTGCATGCAGTCCCACGTGAGTTACCACCTCCGCCTCCGCCACCTCCCCCAGATCCAGCGGTAGCCTGATAGCCGTTACATGGGTTTGATCCATTACCTCCATTGCCAGAATATCCCCCTGCACCTCCTCCTCCAGATGTTATATACCCCTGAGCTTTTCGACCTTTTCCACCATTTCCGCCTCCTGTTCCAGTATATGATCCTCCCGTTGCACAGCCAGAACAAGAACCGTAAGCGCCTTTTCCACCTGTTCCGCCGCCGCCATTTACGGTTCCAGTTGAAATAAAATAACTAGTTCCTCCATTAGCACCACGAGAGGCCGGATTACAACAAGGAAAAACTGCACCATATGATCCACTACCACCTGTTCCTTTAGCACCAGCAACAACGGTGTATCCATTTCCGGGAGTAACGGAAATGTTGTTTTTATAGCCTAATCCGCCGCCGCCGCCACCAGTTCCAGAACGAGCGGTGGAATAAGCAGAAAACCCGCCACCGCCACCACCACCGCCACCAACAGCTACAACTGAAACACTAGTAACCCCTGCTGGAGCAATCCAAGTGTAGGTACCAGCAGTTGTATAAGATTGAGAGCCTGCCGCCGCATTTGTTGAAGCAGTTGCATTTCCACTATACGAACCATAGCCAATTGCATTCTGCGCCCTGACGTGGAATGTGTAACTTGTTCCAGCAGACAACCCAGTTACTGAAATTGGGCTAGATGAACCTGTTGCTGTGTTTGTACCAGATGAAGTACATGCCACTTGATACCCTGTAATTGGCGATCCACCGTTGTAGGATGGTGCTGTAAAAGAAACAGAAATTGCAGAAGTGCTTGTTCCTGTAGCTGTACCAATGGTAGGAGCACCCGGTACACCAGCATAAGAGCCACCAACAAAAGCATTAAGTATTCCACTCATGTCACATTAGTTCCTGTTAAGAGCCATTGAGTTGTTGCAATCTTGATGCAGTTTGCTACACCATATTGCGCTAATGTTCTTGATCCTGTGCTACCACCCTGTGCCCATGTCAATGTGTCAGAGTTTATAGCAATTGTTACATTGCTTGCAGACATATTGATAAATTGAATGACTGTGCCTAGAGGATATGCTACAGAAGCATTGGCAGCAATTGTAAATGTACGTGCGTTGGCGTCCGATGATGGGTGAAAAATACAGTACCCTGCATCACCCAATACAGTTGTGTATGCGGCTGATTGACTGTTTTGTGGAATGCTCAAATAACCAAGACTTGCACTAACAGGAGGCAATGTCATGGTGGTGCTATCTGTACCAGTAAAAGTGATTGAATTGTTAGCTGTTAATGTTTTTCCATCAGCTATGGTCAAAGTTGAGCCTGTAGCTGGTGCAGTCAAAGTAACTTTATTAATTGTTGTTGCTGATGCAACGCCCAAAGTTGGAGTTGTCAAAGTTGGGCTTGTAGCCAAGACAATAGAACCCGAGCCTGTAGTTGTATTGCCTAAAGCTGTGACTGTACCGCTTGTTGGTAGTGTCAAAGATGTTGTTGCTGTTGTTGTTAGTGTTGTGGCAAAAGCTCCTGAAGTAGTTAAATTACCACCAAGAGATAATGAGCCAGAACCAAAGGTTAAAGAAGAGCCAGAACCAGTTGTGGTTAACAATGATCCAGTAGTTCCTGATGCAACGTAAGTTCCAGAGGGAATGAACGCATACTTACCCCATGAACCTGCAGCAGTTGAGTTGTCTTCTACCCAAAGATAAACCATATTGCCTGGGTAAACTGTAGTCACCAAAGTAGATGAGTTATCGTTTACGGTAACGTTACCAGTCGCATCGTTATCAATGATAAACACTTGACCTGCAGGCAAAGTATTTGCAGCAGGCAATTGAACTGTCTGTGTTGTTGACCCACTGATCTTTTGGATTCGTGTGGAAAGAGCAGTTAATGTGGTGGTAGTTGCGGCTGCAGTTGTTACTGTTGAGCCACCAATTAAATTGACTACGCCACTAGAATTTTTATAAAAAATACGGCCGTCTGCATAATTGATTGCAAGTTCACCGTTGCCTAAATTACCAGATGAAGGCGTGTTGGTTGATGTACCACTGTTGTACAAATATATTGGGGTATAGCCTGATGCTGACATTAGAATGTTCCTCCGTTGATACCTGCTGTCAAGGTATTATTTGTGTAATTGTATGTCAGGGATGTGTTTGTGTTAACCCCAACGTTGCCTGTTGCTGTTGAACTAAAGTGAAGGTAATTGGTTGAACCCGATCCTGCAGTTGCAGCTACATTGGTTGCGTTTGTTGCGTTTGTTACTGCGGTTGTTCCAATTACAGAAACCACTTGAGCTGCGGTTGCTGCACTAAATGCAGATGTCCCACTACCGTATGCTAGACCCGTAAGTGTCGCAACGCCAGTACCGCCAGAAGCAACAGGTAAAGTACCAGTAGTAAGAGCCGAACTTGAGGACGCATAAACCGCACCTCCTGATGTAAATGATGTTAACCCTGTACCACCATTTGTAGTTGCAAGCGTACCTGCTAAAGTAATACTACCAGTTGAACTAGTATTTGGAGTAAATCCTGTTGTGCCAGCGCTAAATGATGAAACTCCTGCTGACGCTGATTGCCATGATGCAGTTGTACCATTAGAAGTCAACACATAGCCATTTGACCCAATTCCAAGCCTTGTAGCGCTATTTGTACCGTTTCCAATGATTAAATCACCAGTAGTGGTAATGGGGGACAATGCATTGAATGCAGCAGAAGCGGTTGTTTGTCCTGTTCCACCATTTGCTATTGGCAGTGTTCCACTTGTGATTTGTGATGCAGAAATTGCAATTGAAGTAGAACTAGCTGCAGTCAATTGACCTTGTGCATTTACTGTGAATGTACCAACAGAACTTGCTGAACCATATGAGTTGGCAGTTACAGCAGTATTTGAAATGCTGAACTGTGTTCCAGTTAAAGTAAGTCCTGTGCCTGCGGTATAAGCGCCAGGTCCAGCAATTTGTGCAAACACCAAAGGTGTTGTGCCAATTGTGATTGGAGCATCAGTAGTTTGTACCCACTGAGTGGAAGCGTTTACAGTTCCACTGATAATAAAAGTTGTATCGCCTGGGGCTACTTCATTCTGTCCAGTACCTGTTTGATCATAGTCTGTTGCACGAGTCAATACCCATCCAACTGATCCTGATCCCACGCTGGTAACAGTATAAATACCATTATATTGACCTGAAGATTCGTTCTTAACTAAAATCCTTTGGCCAACGCTTGGGCTTCCGCCATCAATTGCTAAAGTAGCAAAAGGACTTGTTTTGGTGATTGTTGCGCCAACTCCAGATGATCCGTTGTTGTAAGTAACTGTTCCCAAGTCAGCAGTCGTTGCATAGTTACAAGCTGCGTGATAGTTTACATTCGAGACTGCAGCATCCACATATTGCTTAGTGGCCAACTGAAGTGCAGATGTTGGGTCTTGTGTTACTGAAACTGAAGTCAAGCCAGCAGGCGTCAATGATGTTGCGCCTAATGCTATATTTGTTGTTCCTAACGTGATTGAACTATTGGTTAATGAACTATTGCCAATATTACTCAATGTGTTTGTTGAGCCACTGATTGACTTGTTTGTCAATGTATCGGTTGTTGCTCTACCTACCAAAGTGTCAGTGCTTGAGGGTAGGGTCAGTGTTCCGCTATTGACAATTGACGAAATGACTGGAGAAGTCAATGTCTTGTTTGTCAGAGTCTGCGTTCCAGTCAAAGTGGTGACAACTGTTGTATCAATTGCAATCGTGCCTGATACTGTGATTGTTCCACCAGTCAATCCTGTGCCTGCAGTTATAGATGTAACTGTTCCTGCACCAGTCAATGTTTGCCAAATGGGATTACTTGAGCCTTGGCTAGTCAAAACTTGACCTGACAATCCAACTGGAGTCACAGCAAAGCCAGTTCCGTTTCCGTAAAGGACGCCTCCTGCAGTTGGGGCTGTAGACAAGCCTGTTCCACCATTTGCAACACCTAAGACACCACCTAAAGTGATAGCGCCTGAGCTTGCTGTTGAGGGTGAAAGACCAGTAGTACCTGCGCTAAATGTGTTTACAACCGCGCCACCTGAGCCAATTGCATTTTGCACAAAAGCAGTTGTTGCTATTTGTGTGGAATTAGTTCCAGTTGATGCTGTGGGCGCACTTGGTGTTCCAGTCAAAGTAGGACTGTTTGCCAATACTACTGCGCCACTTCCTGTCGTTGACGCGCTAGAGGCTGATGTAGCCCTTCCATACGCATCAAATGTGACTGTTGGTAGTGTGTATGACCCTGCGCTTACTGCGGTGCTTGCAAGGCCAATTTGAGGGCTTGTAGACCCATTCGTGACTGATATTTGTCCTGAGACGCCAGTCACTGCTACTGTGCTCAAAGCTGTGCCATTTAGCGCCAATAAACCTGTTCCAGTTGTGCCAACTAAGTTTTGCAGAACTGTTGATAGGCTGATTGTTGGGTTGCCAGTTGTGCCATCACCATTTGCAACTGATACGCCTGATCCACTTGAAGTAATTTGTACGTTTGTGAGCGTAGTGCTATTGGTTTTGACTTGTATTCCTGTGCCAGAACTGATCAACGATGCCAATGCACCTGTGACTGCTATGGTATAACTACCCAAAGAACCGCCATCTGTTGCAGTTAAACCAGTTGAAACTGCTATTTGACGACTATTTGCAAGGCTGGTTTGTTGGCCAACCGTCAAAAATGTTTGAGTTTGTGTGGGCTGAGATGCTATGGCGCCTGTGGTTGTCTGAACCGTCACGCCATTTTGCACAATGGGAACTGACTCGTTACCAGTTAACGCCCCTGCGGTTGGCAATTGTGTAATTGTGACTTGTCCACTCATGTTATTGGCCTGTAGATGGATTGGGGCTTGGGCTTATGATGTTTGTGTTGCCATTTTGTTGGGGAATATCATTCCCATTTTGTGTACTAATGTAGATTTCGGTAGGATTACCGCCAGGGATATTTGTACCTGTAGGCGTCACCACCAAACCATTGTCATTAGCTGCAACACTAACATCAGGTCTTGGAAATTGTAAGTTAATTCGCTCAGTCTTTCTAGCGGGTAATCGGTAGGGGTCTTTCTGATCTGCACACCCACGTTGACATACTTTTAGACCAGGAAAATTTGGGTCAGGCATCGCCTCAATAATTGGTCTTTTGAAACGACATCTGTCACAAATAAAGATGGCAATAGATGCATTACCACTTGTATCAAGAAATCTGGGCATTGCTCACCACCTTTGAGACAAATCCAATTGAGCAACCAACCGCCTGCATTATGTCGCTGTATTTTTTGCCCTCAGACCTCATGGCTAGTATTTTTTCGGCTTTTTGGAAAGACTTCATCCGTACTGCCGCTGCGCTTGCTTCTTGCGCTTTGGCGCGATTTTTTGATATTTTTGCGGCATATTCGCGATCTGTCGCAAACCGCTCTTTAAATTTTTCGCCAGCCTCGGATTGATAGCCCTCCACCCTGTGCTTTGTGGCTTCAGAGCGAACTTTGTGCATGTACGCATCAAAAGACGGGTCGGAAATGCGCTTTTTCTTGATGGACTTCTCCCTTTCAACAAAAGCGTGTCGGCGTGCAATTTCAAACAGTCGGCTGTTGCAGTATCTGTTCTTTCCGCCTTTCATGATTATCACCGCCTGCCACATTGTCCCGCCATGGATTTTGGCCAGTAGTACATGAGCCAAAAAATGCTCACGAGCTGTTAGAGCCACAAGGTTTGAGCTGTCATCGGAGCCACCCAGTGCCTTGGGCAGAATGTGGTGGCGCTCAACGTATCCGTCTGGGCACACTCTGGCCTTTGCCTTTGCAATCAAGCGTTGATAGGTCAGAAAGTAGTTCATCGTGTGTACGGCGCTATGTTAGGCGCAAAGTAGATTGGTGACTTATCACGCTCTTCATTTTCAGCCATGATAAAGTATTTTTCTGCTTGTGCTTCCAAATATTGAATTCTTCCCAAGTCAACGCCAGGCAATATCAAGCTCATTTGGTGAGCTAATAAGTATTGAATAGCCTGATTCCAACGTTGTGGTATCTCAAGTTGACCATTCAAACCACCTACATCGTCAATTTGACGTGAATACCAAACTGTCATTTGTACAAAAGCATTACTTGGGGCTGGCCACAAAGTAATCTTTGCCTGTGGAATAGTTCTATTTAGCCAATACTGATAGGGCTGATTAGCCGTAAAGTTCTTATTTGGCAAGTTTGTGTAATCATCTCTATTTAATCGAGACATTGTCACTTCTGTGGTGTTAACACCAAAGTACAACTCTCTTAATGCTAAAGTTGTACCGTTTGTGGCTTGCATTCTGTAATACTGAGCCGTAGCACCTGGGTCAATGTCTTGCCATACCCATTGGCCATCTTGAACAGCTACGTTTGTTCCTGTGTACAACGTGACCCAAGTTGATCCGTCATAAGAATATTGAAGCGTGTAGCTCCATGTTGCAGTTCCACCGCCAGAAATATAGGGCATGAAGCCAATTGAACCAATGTATTGGGAGTTGTTTGTCCCATAATTGACCTGATAATACCCATTTGCCACCGTCATCTGGTTATAAGTTTGGATGTTGTCATCATAAATGTTTGACACACCTGATCCATCGCTTGATGAATATGATCCAGAAGGCTGTGTAATCGTGCGATAGAGCGCGTTTAAGACGTCAACGCCACCTACGGGTAGCAAATACTCGTATTGGTCTGGAATCAGGCCATAGACCTGTTTATTGATGGCCCAATAGTTGATGCCTTGATTGATTAAATTGGACAGCACAAAGAACAAGGCTTGTTTAGAGCCTTGAACTTGTTCAATCGTCAGTTCTTCAGCCAATTTGCCCGATAAACGTGCGCCTTGGTCAATAAAGTTCTGAACGGTTACTACCGTTTGTCCAACAGTACCACTATAAGACATGAGTTACCTCACCATCCTGGGCAGTCCCACCTTCTCAAAGATGCTTTTGCTCTTGGCGCATCTCCTGAAGCGTGTTTAACTACTCCTGACATCCTTGCACAAAATGAATTTTTACGAGCGCCACCTTGTGGCTGAGGAGCTTTTAAATGGCTCCCAGTTTCTCGATTGTACTTTTCTCTACCCTTAGCTGTGAGTCCCGCACCTTTGTTTGTCGGTAGTTTCTCACCGCGACCGACAGCCAAACTGACCCCACCGCCATCTTTCTTTTTAGCCGTTTTAGCTGACTCGATAAAGGCTTCCTTTGTAGGGGCACCTTTAGATCCGACACGACGCATGTGTTCTCCTGATCCATGGGCTATCCTCTCTTGTTTTTTATGAATATTGGCATAAAGACCGTTCTTCATTACCAACATCCCTTGTGTTTTTCATTGGCGTGATGTGTAGAAACTTCACCACCATGAGCTTTTTTAGCATGTCTTTTGACTGCGTAAGCAATCGCTACTGCCTGCTTCTGGGGCTTGCCTGCGTGAATCTCAGCCTTGATGTTGTGCTCAAAAGCTTTTTTGGATTTAGATTTGGTTAAAGGCATGATTAGGTTCCTACTCCAGTTACAAGATTGTCATTTTGAATCAAAATGCCAACTAAGTTTTGCGAACAAATCAATGGACCACCAACGCTTGCTTTATACAAGTATTGAATATCAGTTTTCTCTGTAATTTTGCGAGGCACTGTTTCGTAGTTAATTTCAATTTGTTGCACAAAAGTTTGTTCTTGCACAATTTTTTGAGCGCCTGACACGTTATCGTTGAATTGAACTTCAAAGTTAATCCAAGAACCACTTGTAAAACCAATATTTGCTGTCTTGTAAGACCGCATAATGTACAAACTATAACCAGCAGGCACCGTGTAAATACTTGCTTGATTAACGCCCAAGCCAGGGTTAATTTGTGCTAGCAATGTGGTACTTTGCTTGAATGTAATAGTTCCTACGTTAACGCCATTTGTTACGCCAACATTGTTGATGCGCAAATATGATTTAACTGATGTAACAGCATTTGTACCGTTCAAGGCAATTACTTCGCTGATTGGCGCAAAGTTGGCATCCAAGCCTTGGATTTGAACGCTCAATGCGGTTGTATCAGAAGCCGAAGAACTGACAATGGTCAATTGAGCTGCTGAACTAGGAAATGGGTATAGACCACCGCTTTGGGTTAAACCTTCCCAAAGAGGGCCAAATGCTGTGTTGCTAACGGAAGCTGAGTATCCGTAAAGCAAAAATGGTGTGTGACCTTGAATTTGACCACGAGAAACTTGAAGGTTGAAAGGCTCAACTCTTCCTGCTCGTGTCACTGATGCAGTAATACCATTACTCATAATTGTTCCTTAAAAAGTGGGAGAGCCGAAGCCCTCCCATCTTACTCAACACTTTCTCATTGAGCCACCACGCTTTTTAGCAGGTGAATATGTAACTGATTTTTCAGTTTTAGTCACGCTACCATCTGGTGTGGTTGAACCAAACAACCCTTTAACTGCATTCACACCGCGTTTGATTGCGTTGGGAATCATGTTCTTGGTTGCTTCGTTTTCTGCACGCTGAGATTTCTCCCAGTTTTCATAGTCACGGTTGGCTTTGTCGGCAAACATTTGGTCATCGGAGGTCATGCCTCCGTCAGCCTTTTTTGCGACTTTACCTCCGCGTTTGAAAGTACCAGATTGCAAGCTGTTGGCCACAGGACGGCTGACGAAGTGCTTAGGCATTTTTACTGCCTTGCCATCGTCGACTACATTACCCCCTGTGGCGTAGTGCTTTTTTACTGCATGGCCTCCATGCTTGTAACCACCAGCATTGGCTTCTTTGACCTCACCAGTACGACCCATTTTCTTTCCGGGTGTAGATGTGTCAGCAGCGCGGTTTTCCCAGTCGCCATCCTCATAGGTGTCACCTTTGAGTCTGTCTTCCTTTTTGCCTTTCATTGTGGCCGCAGGGATTGCGCCGCCAGTAGCCTTATGATGCATCTTGTGATGAGCTTTACCGCCATGCTTGTAACCGCCAGCGTTGGTTTCCTTAATGCCACCAGTACCATGAGCTTTGTCACGCTTGGCTGAGTGCATTTCGGTGTTCAAGTAGTCATGCTCATTGTCTTCAATGGTGCCATGCATCTTGATTTTGCCTGGGTTCTTAGACTCATGGGTGTCAGAAGGAATAGCGCCACCAGTGGCTTTGTGATGCATTTTGTGCATCTTTCCACCGTGTTTGTAGCCTGCTGGTTTGCCCTCATGGATTTCTCCAGTGCCGTGGTGCTTGTCGTGGTGGTCACCATCAACAACCATGGTCTTCTCAAATTTCTTTGCGTTACCTTTGATTGTTGTTTTGGTTTCGTCACGATCAATAGCGCCACCAGATGCCTTGTGGTGCATCTTGTGAGCTTTTTCCATTGGCATAGACTCGTGATGATGGAGTTCTTTCTCCAACTTCTCAATGTGCTTTTCCATGCCCATGTGACCGCCTTTTTTCATGCCAGTCAGAGCTTTTCTTACCATGGCTGCGCGAGCTACACGAGCTGCTGGTGCCATCGCTGCAATAGCGGGGCGTGCCATAGGAGCCATAGGAGCACGCATTGGAGCGCCCATCATGCCACCGTCAAGCTTGTGCTCAACCTTACCACCCTTTTTGTACTGGTTGGGGTTCATAGCTTTGCGACGCTCATGCATAGAAGGCTTCTTGGGGGCGTGGCCATGCTCAGACTCAAAAGCCTCGTGAGCACCATGCATCATGCCACCATGTGCCTCGTGCATGGACTTGTGGCCATGCTCTTCAGCTTTCATGCCTTTGTGATGTACTTTACCGCCTTTTTTGAGCTTCAGGATGACTGAAGGCTCGTCGGTGTACATCTTCACCATTGGTTTAAATTGACCCATAGTAGCCTCCTATTAAGCTTGTGTAACGCCAAGAGCGCCAACGCGTGTAGCGTTAGGGCCAACAGCAATGCCAGGTAAAGCGATAGTCATTACCAAACGCTTAGTGCCGTCAGAAGCTGTAGATGGTGTGTATGTTCCACGAACATCACCAGTTGTTGATGTTGCGGTGTTCAAGTCTGCTGCTACAAATGTACCAGTATCTTGTGCAAGAGTATTGTTCCAACCCACTTTGACAACGTAACCTGCGTCAAAACAACGTACAGGCAAGCCCAAAGTGTCAGTAGTACCAATAGTTACTGCTGTTGCAGAACCGTTGATTGTTGCACTAACGATTTGATAGAAAGCTTTTTTGCCTGACTTAGCAGTACCTGCGGTTGCAACTGTGATTGCTTCAGTCATTGCTTGACCATAGTAATCGTAACCACTGATTGTGATTGTGCGAGCAGTTGTTGATGTGTTGATTTGCAATGCACGTGGTGTGTTCAATTGAAGAACAGTTGTGCCGTCAGCGCGAACAACAGATTTCACTGATGTGCCTGCAGTCAATGTAACTGATCCAGAACCTGATGCTGTCTGTGATGCAGCAATGTTTGCTGTCTGCAAAGTTTGTGGAACACAATCCCAAACGTATACACGACCAAGGGGGCCAACACCCAAGTCCATGGGAGCGGGGTCGCCAAGGTATGCATCGCCTGAAGATGTAATTGTGATTGAGCCTGTAGCGCTTGAAGATGCGCTCAGCGTGTATGTACCAGTTCCACCATTACCAGTGACAAAAGCTGTAATGTAAGAACCAGCAGTAATGCCTGTTCCGCTTACATATTGTCCTAAAGTCAGGATGTCGCCTGTCAAAAGTGCGGTGATGGTCATTGTGGTACCAGTTACTGAACCAGTAAATGTACCTTCTGTTTGTGATAAATCCAAACCCATGTAGGTTTGGGCTGGGCCTAAGAATAGGTCGTCTGAAAATTGAGGCATTTGATCTTCTCCTTGAAAAGCTTGATCAGTTAAAAAAAAGGGGTGGAGATTATCCACCCCCTATTTGCTTTAGACTCCGGCTGTACCGTAGGCACAACGGGGATCTGTGAAGCCAACGTCGTAACGCTCTGTTGCTTTGTAGCGCATAGAGTCAGTTTCGAAGTCACCTTCCATGGTTTTCTCAAGACGTCTGCGCATCAAAAGCTTGAAGCCTTCGGGAGCATCTGTCTGAACCCACCATGCTGTAGATGATGTCAAGCGTGACAACACAGCGGCACCCTCGTCCAACAAACCGATAGATTTGATGGGGTTGATGTCGTTGTTTGCATTGCCAGTTCTGAGCACTGACTTCAACAATACTTCAGCTTGGAAGATATTGCCAGGAGCCACGATCAATTGACGTGGTACCAAGCGAATACGCTTGCCGTTGTTGTCAACTGCTTGGCGGATTTGAATCAACATCTGCTCAAGAGATGTTTGAGACAAGTTAGCTGCAGTAGCCAATTGGTTGCTGAATGTGCCATTCACGATGGGGTGAGCAGTGTTAATCAAAGAAACACCGTCGCCACCGGGATAGCTGCTGTTGAAGGCTGTGTTCAACACGTTAGCTGACAACAATTCTTTAGTCTCAACCAAAGACTGTGCCAAGTGACGTGCATAAACTTGACCAATACGGATGTGGTCGCCGTCTTCCACCAACACTTTTGTCAAAGCGAAGGCAAGGCCATACACTTTGTACAAATAGCGCTTCAGGAATAACACACCACCTTGTTGATACGTAACGGGTGTACCGTCAGGCAACTGGGGTGCTGCGCCAAATCCATAAAGGACAGGCTCTTCATGATAGTTACGGGGAATGCCGTCTTCTTCGCGGAACACACGGCTCCACTCGTCGGCACGTTGGTCATAGACTCCGTCAAAGCATTCGTTGAGAATAGGTTCAACAATACTTCTAAAGTCCGTACTTCGCATTGGTGCTGCCATTGCAATACTCCTTTATTAAACAACAGCAGTAGTTGCTGCAACAAATTGAACATATGGCAACTGGATACGAACAATCGTATACGCGTCACCCCAAGCGTTGTCCACGTAGGGAGCCAAGTCAACAACACGCATTTGGCCTTGAGCGCCGTTAGCTTGAGCAGAAGCTGAAGCCAAAGTTGCTTGAGACAAACCAGTGGTTGTGGAACCAGCGGTAATGTTGCTGAAGTTGTACTCGCCACCGATAGTGGTTTGAGCCATTGAACCGTCAGCTTGGATTTCGTAAACGATTTTTTCGTCGTTGTAGAAATAAGCTACGCAAGTACCAGCAGTGTAGCTAGTGTTTGCGGGCCAATAGTTGGAAACGCGAGCGCGACCAGTTGTATCTGTCCACTGAACACCAGCGAAAGCGCCTGCGACTTGATAGCCGTCAGAAGCTGCACTGTTACCAGGGGTAGCAGAGGGGACGATTGTGCCTTTCGCAATGCCTGACAAGCTTGTGGCTGTCAAGACTGCGGCTGTCACGTAAGAAACTGGTTGTCCTTTTAAAATGTTAACGGACAAACCAGATTGAATACCGCCAGCAAGCGCCTGAGCGCGATCCAGACCAGAGGGGTGGAACGCAGGGCGCAAGCCAAACGGAGCATTAGTTGCTGACATAGTCAAACTCCTTTAGGTTAACCCGAAAATACGGGTGTTTTGCTTGGTTGCTGTTCAATTCCGCCAATACCTTCACCCTCAAC